CTAGTAAAGAGTAGAGTAGTGATTCTCTTCTCAGGAGCTATGTGATCTACCTGATGTAGTGATAAGTTCTCCCACTCATTGAGTAGTGATGGATGAGTAGAGACCATGCAATAGCATAGAGTAGCATAGTTTTTATCATATAACATCATGTATGCACGAAGCTGCCACTCATAGAGTTTCTCTATACCCTCTTCAGGAGTAGCAGGGAAAGTCTCTAAGGACCATGAGGTCTTTATGTCTATGATTTGGTCATCTAGAACTATATCAGCCTCTCCTGTGAGCCATTCGTTATTCAGTCTCTCAGTGTTCTTAGAGTAGTTGCTGAACATTACCGAGTTGAATAGAGCAATAGAATCATTCTCCTGCATCTTACCCTTATTAATGTACTTGTTATTCAGCTCTACATTGTAACCGTAGAAATCCTGCTTAGCTACACCTCTGATGTAGGTCTTAGTAGTTTCAGACAGCACCTCTGACTTAGTCCGAGATGCTGTCATTAATTTTCCGAGTGAAGATGGATGCCATTTCATAATAACATAAGTGCTTTAAGTTGTAAATCAGTTAGCTCAAAGGTCTCTCTTAACTTAGGAATTGTAAACTTACCATCCTGAATAGATACTAATGCCTCCTCAAATCTTTCTTTAGATAGTCCAGGCTTAGCTGCCTTAACAGGTACACTAGCTAGGTTAGCATCATCATCTACTGATTGTAGGCATAAGATACTGCTCAGAGTATACCTACGGTAGTAAGTGACTGCAGATCCTACTTGTTGAGGATTAAGTCCTGCAGGTAATTCCATGCATGACTCAATAGACTCATTAGAATCTATGCAGATAATCTGAGTACATACTGAATTGCCTTGAATAGGCTGCAGTAATAGTAAACCATTCTCTAATAAGATAGGTTCTACTGCCTCAGTAATGGCATTAATGTCACTGTAGGACTTTTTAAAGTGTGGATTGGTAGCATTCTTAGCTACTTTGCCGATTGACTGCTTAGCCTTGTGGAGCTTCTGATGCAGAGTTAGTACAGGTGCTGGTACTACAGCTTTTGTTTTTGTTTCCATGTGTATAAATTTAAATTATTTCAACAAAGATAATCAATTAATTCATATCTGCAATAAAATTATTATAAAATATCATAAATTCATCAAAATTTCTTGCAATAAAGTATGTACCCCCTGCCTGCTCTATGCTTTCCTGATACCTCTTCTGCACTTCTGACTGCTTATCCTTACCATACTTCACCTCAATCTTCACTGATCTACCTCTAATGGTGGCAGAAATATCTGCAGAGCCTTTAGTGGAGGTGCTAGGAGTCCATGTGCCTTTCAGCTGTCTACTATTCTCACCTACCTGTATCTTCTTACCCTCTCTATACACTCCCATTGTATTGATTCTCTCAGCTTGAAAGCCTGAGAAATTTATAAATGCAGTGATACATTGAGTCAGTGCATTAGCTGAGTCATCTTTCCAATTAGATAGAGGTATGTAGGCATTGTTAGGATATTTAGCTGATAGGCTAGCTAGTTCTAGGGCTTTTAGGATTGCTTTGTTTTCTTTGTTCATGTTATTTCTTTTTAATAATTGCAGAACTAATATAGCACAAATCATAAGATGTAACCATAGTAATTATATCTTCTCTACCTTTTCTATTATATAATTTATAAAGAGTTGGATATGTAGTATATTCTTTAACAATATTTTCTGCTATAAAACTTTGAAGATCTTGCTTAGCAACAACAACCCAATAATTTTGAATTTCAAAAGAAAAAAAATCAGCTTTACCATAAACCCACCCTAACATTCCTGTAATGCCTTTAATCTCTAGCCAATGAATATGCTCATTTTTTTCAGAGTCACTTCTCTTAACTTTTTTAATACCCTTAACATCAAATTTAACATCCCAATGTTCTAACTTATCTTCTTTATCTGATGAAAAATTAGGATTATTTAACAATTCAGCAAAGGCTTTTTCAACCAATCTACCACCTCTTAAAAAAGGTTGTTTTTGTTCGTTTGTAAATTCACTCATATCTATCAATTATAATTTACTGTATCCCAAATATCAGGCTCTCTTTGTGACTTAATCTCAAACCATCTAGCTCCATTGCTAGATCCATCTACATACTCCTTACCATTATATTCTGCATACTTCTTACACCATTTATTGAAAGTTCTGTTAGTCAGGTATTTCTTTTGGTCAGTGTACTCAGCTATAAAGTTCTCAAACATGGACACCTTATTCAATCTTTGGTCAAATCCTAAATTCTTATTATCTACCCATTCAATAAAGTCCTGAGATGTCTCATTGATAAACTTTCTCAGCTCTAGATTCTTAGCCTCAGATTCTACTAAGCCATTCTCTAAATAATAATTCAGGCAGTTAATCATGTAATGGTCAAACCTTGCCCATTCCTGCTCATCCCAATCCTCAAACAGCATATAGCCAAATTCATCAAATGGAGTGTGATGAGTACCAAAGTAACTACTCAGCTCCACCTCAAACATCCTCCTCTTAAAAGAGCCACCATCTGCTTTGATAGTGTAGTTAGTAGAGATAAGTACTTTAGGTGAGTCTTTTACAGGTAGTTTAATTGCATCTCTACCTTTGTATTCAATAGTAAGACCCTCAGTGATTATACTAAATAAGCTCTCAAAATTAAAGTTCTTTCTTACATCATCAAATGCTAGGACCTGACAGTCAGAAGATACAGTCTGATAGGGAAATGATTTATTTGAGTCAAAGGTCTTACCATCAATGGTGCTAACTTTTTTCATGTATCCAATAGCATTAATCAGAATCCCTTTACCACTACCTCCATTAGGATTATCTGAGATAGTTTCATCATTGAGAATAATTGCTTTGTTATTAGCTGATGTCTTATAAGAATGTAGCATATAGCCTATTACACTCTTCATAGTATCATATCTCTCTACCTCCTGCCCTGAGATAAACCAAATAAAAGACCTAAACATTGACTCATGGTGATCAGCATCTATTAAATCTCTATCTATTATTTGATTATTCCACACATATCCCTTTAGCTCTGAGTATTCATATATCTCATGGTGCTTAGCAAATACTTTTACAGCTGCATTCTTATAGTAAATCATACCGTAGTCTATCCCATCCCTCTCCATCTCTACATTAGCAGTATCTATCATGCTGAGGTATTGAGGAGTAAATAGTTTAGACTTCTCAGCTACAGCATCAAAGACAGGTATCCGATTTGATTGGACCAGGTACTCCATCACTCTATCCTTTATCTGAAACTCAGATACATGATTAATAAAATTCTCATTCTTAGTAATAAAAACAAAGGTCTTAGTGTTAGCTACAGGATAGTACTTATAGTACTGTAGATTCTCTAGAAATAGCTTGAATCGGTATGGTATAATTAATACATCACCTTTAAAATCATATTTCCAAAACTCATCTACTTTTATTACCTCTTTAATAGTCTGAATCTCTGACTCTATATTCTCTTTATTGTACTCTTTAAACTCTTCTAGGATGACAGCATCAGACTTGCCACTCAACACAAAGTTAATGAGCTTATCTTTTTTATCCTTATCCTCAAATTGCTTAGTGTTAAAGTTAGCAGTCTTTTTATAGGCAGAATTTATCAAAGCTAGTATCTCTACAGATCCAAAATCTTTCTGCTCAAATCCTTTTAAATAATCTTGACAGGTATTTTTATCTACTCCAAAATCATTAAAGGCTGCTGCTAATTTGTAAAGGGAGGAGTTTCTATTCTGTGAATTATACTTCTTTTTAAACCAAGTCATCAGCTTATTAGCTATCTCATCAGTATCTAGTATCTTAATGTTAGTAATACTACCAACCTCACTGCTCTCAAATGGGATAACATCATAGTCAATGATATAATTCTCAGCATCTAAATTAACATAGATATCAGGATCATAAGACTCAAAGCAAGCTCTTGCAATATCCTTACCTGATTCATCTACTCCATTAAATACTGCAGATATCTGCTTAAAATACTCTTTGTATTCTTTGTCATCCTGTACTATTGGTATTTTGACTAGAGCTTTCACTCCATTACCTGATGGTGATGTCCAACAGGCAAAGATAGATTTGTGAGCTTTCAGTTCTACAATTAGAGCAGGTAGATCCTGCACATCATCAAAGTCTAAAGTCAGTAATCCTGATGCCTTTCTTAGAGATGCATTATTTCTCTTACTGAAATCACCTCCAAAGGTAACAACAGGCAGCTGCATCTTAATGGATTTCCTTTCCTCTTTATCAGTAGAGAATCTTAGGTCCTTACATAACTGCTCAGACTTGCCATTCTTAATCCTATCTAGGTAGAATCCTACATCCTTATTCTGATAAGGTGATACATCCTTAATTGATTTGTAAAAAGTTACTTTCATAGTATAAATAAAAAGTGAGAGTCCCTGCTTAACACAACCGCCAGGAGGAATTGCAGGGATTTATACTCTCTAATGTTTTTTATCATGGCGATTATGTTATTTGCAAATGTAATAATTTAATTTATAATTGATACTAAAGTGCAAAAATAAATTATTTGTGCTGTTTTGTGCTATTATTTGTGCTGTCTTAACTCCTATTGTTATTAGGCTGTAGAAGATTAGAACGAAAAAACACTTTTTTTTCCTAAAAACTGTTCACCCCCTAATATGAAAATAAATTTTTTTTTATTAAAAATATATTGTAAATAAAAATATATATATTATAGAGTATAGGGATGTGAATTGTACTTTCGTTCTAATTATCTGCAAGTCAATATCAGTAAGGGAATTATACAGCACAAAAAAAGCTCCGAAGAGCTTTAAATTATTTCTGCTAGTTCTTTAGCTGTCATATATTCTTTGAATTGATGGACCTTATCATACTCATAAGGCATCTGAATCCTTACATTGATGTAATTGAACTGCTCTATTGCCGAAACTTTGTACTTATCCTCATAATCATTATTAAGAGCAGCTTGCACTAATGGCTCTATCTCATGCAGATATACTTTATCCTGCATCCTGGACCATCTCCTGTGCATTTTGATGCCATGTATAACAGTAGCATGATGTCTATTAAGGAGCTTTCCGATATCAGTCAGTGACATCTTACATTTATTCAGCCTGTACATTATATAGTATCTTTTATAGACATAGGCTCTATTTCTAGAGTTGTTAGTTAGCTGATACTTTGCAATCTGTTCTTTTAAAAAATCTATTTCTTCTTTCATTGTTCTGAGTTTTGTTTGTTGTTTTACAGAGTATCATCAGTGACACTCTGTTGTTTAAAAAATAGTCAGGACAGGACTTGAACCTGTATGATAACTTATGAGCTATACTTATGGGTCTTTCAAGGTTACTCACGTTATCTTTACTATTAACCTTTATTCATGCGTCTACCAATTCCGCCACCTGACTATATTACTTTTTATATTGTTGTTCTGATTTAAAGGTTTCATTGTAGTATTGTTCAAATTGCTTTTCCATTAATTTTTGCCAAGCTTTATCTTCATATTCAGTTCTAATACAAGCAAGCTTCATCTGCTCTTTCTCCATTTCTTTGGCTATTTCTGCCATACTAATAGAAATACCACCAACTTTCTTGTACTGTTCAACTAACCATTCTACTGCTGTTTGTTTCATAATAATTTAGTTTGTGTTACTGACTTAAATAGATCCGATTGTGACTCCAATACTCCTGTAGCATTAATGAAATCAATCTCTACTTTTGCAGATTGGATTAGAGTTCCTGCGAGCTGAGATATTGCCTTAGCTTTATCCACCTCTACATTCACCTGGTCTGTTGTTAATGTCTCATCACTCAATCTCTCGAGAGCCATGAATAGATGATCTCTTAGATCACTTAATTTGTTGTGTGCCATTTTTATTTATTTTTTTTATTAGTTTACATTTTAATCTCATCACCTGCTGAAGCTCTTTAGGTAATCTTTGTATGGTATTTCTAGCCATATTTTCTTTCTTAGTTATCATTAGCAGATTGTTAATATCATTATTCAGATAATTACCATCCTTATACACTACTACCATCCCCTTAGGAATTGGTCCATTGTGCTGTTCCCAAGTGTACCTGTTCAGCTGTTCCCAATGTGAATCTGCTATCTTAATATACAGGTACATCTTACCTCCTGTATCCTTTCTTTGATGAATAGTTCCAATAGGCTGAGTGTTGGTAGGCTTAGAGCCTTTTTTAAACATAGTATGAGCCACTTTCTGATATACTTCTGTGGACATTTTTTGTCCTTTGTTAGCAGGTACACTACCTTTCTTAAATTGAGTAGCTTTACCACCTAGATATCCTGGAGGATATTGAGTAGACCTTAAGTATACAGGATCTTTCTTAATACCCATACTCCATGCTCTATTGTATACTGATGACTCTGATAATCCTAAGTCATCTGCTATCTTTTTAGTAGGCTCAAATGGATACCTTTCTCTGATAATATCATTCATACCTCTTCAATTAATAGAATTAAGTCATCATTTTTCTGAATGAGCTGCTTAACATGATCAGCATCATAAGCCTCTATAATTCTAGTCACTAACTTTACAGGACCATTCCAATAGTCAAAGGTCTTAAATACTACTCTATATATCTTCATTATCATTATTTTTAATTGGCACATCTAAGCCATACATTAAATCAAACATTCTAAAATCTCTAGCAGCATTTCTTTTACTGCCATCATAACTCTGAAAGTACCACTCTCTAAATCTCAGGTATTTTTGGTGAGTATATTCACCATTAGCTATAGCATCCTGTACCTCAATAGCTAGCTGTGTGAACTCAGTCATTGCTTTTATTGTTTATAATTTCTAAATATCTTAGGTATAGAGGCAGATTGAATCCACCTCGTATCTCATCTGATGATCTTCTGCTAGTCCAAAATCTTAAAATAGCAGCGAATGTAGGTGACTGTTTCATAGCTTAGATTTAAGTAGGTTAACTTCTACCTCATCTAGAACATACATAGACATATATTCGTCATCAGTCTCTGATGCATTGTAGGTAAATGGCTCAATAGTACCTGCTATGTATACATCACTATCATAGTCAGTGGTCCAATTAGAAAAATAAGTATTCTCTTTTTTGAATAGGTTTATAAAGTTCATAATATAAAAGATAAAAGTGGAAATAAAAAAACGATTGATAAAATTATAGAGATTACTATGACAAAAGCCATAACAAATCCTTTCTCATCTTCTCCTACAGGAGTAAGGTATTTAATTAGTCTCTTCATTGATTCTATTCATTTGGTTAAATAAATTCTCAATTTCCTGTAACTGTTCTTTGTTCAAAAATGTAGTTAAGGTCTGAATAATTAAATGCAGTTGATTTGTGTTTAGCTTATCCTCCTGCTGTTGTACTTCTAAATAATCTAAGATTTCATTAAATGTTTTCATGTGTAAAAGTTTTAATTGTTGATAACTATACGCCAAAGATATTATAAAGTTTTATAACTGCAATAAAAAAGAGTAATTTATAATCATTCTAAATAAGGTAAAACATATAATAAAGGTAATTTCTACTTAATAATGTAGTAGAGTAAAGGTAAAACATATAACTGAGGTCGCAATTTGCGAGGACAAATCTAAAGTATTACTTTGGAATTACATGATAATCGGAATTATGCCTATTATGTAAAGCATATCTTACACATAAAAAAAAGCAGCTATCGGCTGGGGAGCTTAATAACTGCTTTCTACACTATGGAACTATGCAAAGTTAGTGTTTATATTTGAATTTCAAATACTCTATGTAAGTTTTATTATTTATTTTATAGTGCTTTCTGCAATCCTTACATTTCATCCAATGGTGAATAGTACCTCCTGCAGTTATTACCTTTTTATTATAATAGATATTATAGTTACTACATTCAGGACAGCAGTACTTCTCATCTCCCTCCATTACAGCATAATGAGTAGCAGGAGCTGCATAAGAATTGAGTTTATTAAAGACAGCTTCTAGGACAGTGACATCCATTTTGCAATACTCTACCATCTTATCCATAGCTTGCTGATCTTTCTTAAATACTATGTCTTTCCACAAATCTAATCCTCCTGTATCCATCTTTTGACCTACTCCTAAATACTTAGCTATATAGTCTAGTTTATTACTATTAAAATTAAAGTACTTTCTAGCCCATTTAAGAGTATCTATAGTCTTAGGCGAGGGCATAACATCAAGACCATGTATTATGGCTCTTGTACGCAACCATTTGAGGTCAAATCTATCACCATTATGAGCCACAATTTCATCAGCTTGAGCCATAACTTTGAGGAATGCTTTAATCATTGCCTTATCAGATTGCTTTTTATCCCAAGTTAGGAACTGTACATCATTCTCTGACTCCCATTTGTAGCAGATGCAGATAATAGCTCTCTCATGAATGATGTCACCTGGATTGATTGTGAGATTATATCCTGATCTCCAAAATATACCAACATTGAATGATGTCTCAATGTCAAAAAACAGTCTTTTTCTTACCATAGATGGTGTAAACTTAGAACATATATCTCTCTCTAGCAAATTTAAAGAGATATGATAATAGTAGACCTATGCCTACTCCTACAAATAATAGACTAAGATTCCCATTAGGTCTAGGTCTTTGAGCCTTAACTTTTTTTACCTCAGACTTTGCCTTTTGTCCCTCAGATCTATACTTATATTTGTATACTAGTCTATCTTTGTAGATAGTTTTTACTTTTATTTTATATTCTATTCTTTTATCTAGTCTAGTCTTAGGTACATAGACTGTATTATATTTGATTATGGTATCTTTAGTGTTGATAATTTTTTCCCATACTATAGTATCATTTATAATAACAGGGATAGAATCTAGTGTAGTGATTCTGATAGTATCACCTGTCTGCTCACATTTATATCCTTTCTTAATTGCTTTATTAAGATGGTATTGTGCAGAGCATGAGCTAAGCATTAATATAATTACACTAAGTCTAAATATCATTGGATTCAATTAATGTATAAGTAAAGTGATTACCATGTATATCTTTAGCTTTATTAACTATTACCATAAACTCATTAAAATCTTTTACTCTTTTAAATACTTGGCATCCTTCTGACCAATTTTCTACAAAGCTAGATACTGTACCTGCTTTATGGATATTGATTCCAAACATTCCTGTGTCAGTCTTACGCTCTGCAAATGTCATATCTCTATCACCATCTCTCCATACAGTCACATCTCCTAATCTTTGACATACTGCCTGATATTTGCCCCTATGCATAGATACAGCATAGACTCCTTTATATTGTCCTGGAACTAATCTAGCTACTCCCTTAGCATTATGGAATTGCATTACTCCCTTTTTACCTGGCTCAGTAGTAGCATCCCACTCATGATAAAACCATTTACCACCTACTCTATAGGATAGAGTTATTTTGTCATCAAATAGATTAGTAACTTTTTGACCTGGTGCTGAGTTACGAACTCCTACAATGTTTACATCATAATCTTTAGCACCTGCAAAATAAGCATAACCTTTAGCTTTTACAGCTGCATCTATTTGTTCTCTTAAGTATATCATTTCTTTATCTTTTTAATGTCATCATTAATATCCTTAGCTCTAGCAAAAAGTAACTTCATTGATTGCCATAGGTCTATCCCTTTTACTACTTTGTAGTTCTCATTAATTGACATCACCTCTATACTAGCTAGGACCAATGCCACTACTTTAGTAAGCATGAATGGTACACTAAAGAATGTAAGTATGATATCATTTAGTATGAATTGGTCTATTAAAAAGAACATAATCACAGTAACTTCATAAAGTGCTAGCTTGCTGATTATAGATGAGAGCTTTCTGCTAGTTATTTTCTCCTTTAATTTATTAGCTTTCCAAATACCTGTGATAGTATCAATGCATATTAGTACTCCAATCATTAGCAGTATCCCACTTATTGGTAAAAAGAATGCAAAGCAAATAGATATAAGTGTCAATAGTTCTGATTGTATAGATATTAGTAGTAGGGATATTTGTGCTTTCATTTTTTCTCTTCAATTTCAGATACTAGTAAAAAAGTAAAATAAGATATTAATAGGCATCCTAAGAATTTGAAATGTAACTGATCAGCAAATACTAAAGAGATACCTGAAAGATATCCAAAACAAAAGACTAAGAATGATAATACTCCTGAGTGCTTCATAATATTAAAATTGAATTGTTATAACCATTATTTCCTGCACCTCCACATAGACCATTACACTCTAGCATTCCATTAGATAGACAGTCACATCCATCAATCATAGGTCTAAGGTCAGTATCTCGGTTAGTTGTACCTGTGAATATTGGATACAAAGCTCTGTTCTTAAGTAAATATCTAATTAATCTTTGCTCAAAGAATGCAGCCTTTTGTGCATAATGCTCCATTGAAAATGCTATAGTACTTCTATCTACTGATGAGCTATTATCTCCAAATTGAGTCTGTAGACCTTTATTCTTTAGCTGTAGACTAAGACCAAATACAGCATCTTCTGCTGCTCTCCATGCTATAATAGGCTGTATAAATGTAACTAGGACCTCTTCATCAGCATCTAATGTCTGATCATTGTACTTAGTTAGTAAGTCATTATAGAATGTAGTACCTAAGATAGGCATGATTCTTAGCTGAGCTTGAGTAGCTAGGTAAGGAGTGACATTATTGACATCTACATTGGCTGTGATAGGTGTGTTATTCTTTAGATAAGTTTCTGTTATAAAGTATAGCATCAGATTGTTGGTGTTGGTGTATCATTTAATGGAGGTAAAGATGCTAAGGCTCTAATCTCATTCTTAGACATATTTTCTAGGACCTTAGCAGCTATTGCAGGATTCAATGTATTAAGTGCATCATTAGTCTTAGAGGTATCTCCCTCAAGCTCTACTATTGCCTCGTTTATAATTTGATAGTTATTGATAGTGAAATCTGCATCTATCTTAGCTATGAATAACAACTCATTAAAGATATCAGATACCATATCTCTCAATGGCATAACTACATTTTTCTCAAATATGATATAAGCCTGCTTAATATCTGAGCCATTACCTAATGATCCTGTAGTACGAATACCCATAAGTATAGGATCTATAGTGTGACTAAAACAAATTTGCTCAGTGTTCAGCTGTGATGCCTCTTGAAATAGTTTATCATTACCATTGGTAGGTAGTGACTCTATCTTTGGCAGTTGGTCCTGTGAATTAGCAAAGAATGCTACAGCTTTACCTGCATTAGCAGCACCTTTCAATCTATCAATAGTATTTCTTATCATGTTCTTCTCCTCCTCAGACTGAGGTCTTTTAGGGAACATCATAGCAAAGCTAGGAAATACTGAATTTTGGATATTACTTTTAGCAAAGTAGCTAAGTTCACCTGATAAGAAAGCAAAGTTTAGAGCTGAGGTGTACTGAGGTAATGGATAGTAATCCTGCCCAATACATTCTACTTCATATACAAATAACTGCTCATAATCTCTAGAGGTAGGAGTGTATCTCCTTATCTCCTGGACTCCAATCCTACTAGCCCAATCATCACAGATATAGTATCTCTTTCTATCTAAGTTTACTCTAAGTTTCTCAGGGGATAGATTGACTATCTTTGTGAGTTTCATTTTGTCATCAAAACATAACTTAAAATATACTCTATTGTGTAGGATTAGTTGCTGAGTTACTGCAGGTACTACCTTTTTTATGTTTAATTTTCTCTCTAGTGTGTATAGCTCTAGCTTATCCTGTGGAGTAAGTCTATCAGCTACTATATTAAATCCACCTCCTACAGCTGCATTCACTTTATAACCCACTATTGAACCATGTAATGGTGATGAGTAAAATATCTGATTGAGTAGCTCAGGGAATAGGTTATCCTGCCCGAATGGAATATATCCATTAGTCTGATTCCTACCATTTACATAAGGTAGAGTTAAGTTTGCACCTCCTACCTTTAGGAATGGAGTAGAGAATGATTGATATCCCTCTACTATTTCATGCTTTACTGTTTTGAAAAAATCTTTTAATGCCATAATTACTCGTAAATTGATGATACTATTGGTCCTGATACTACCATCCTGCCCTCTTCAATCACTACTCCTGTAGAGTTAGCAATAGTAGGAGGTGTGGTACTTGACTCATAGATGCTGTATGTATACTGTCCTTTGATTAGTTCCAAATCTACAGGCTCATCTAGCTCAAACTGATTGAATCTTTCAGGATAAGCTGATAGATCAGCAGTGTAGAATGTAATAGGTGCAGACAGCTTGTCCATTTCATTCTGAAAAACAAA